CGAAAAAAAGTGTGTTTCAGGCACGCTCTACTATCTTCATGTTGCTGCAAGGTGATGACAATGCAATGTGGCATGCTGAACATCAGAAGTTCGCATGGCGTAAAGGCATGTCAGGCCTCGGCTTTGATAGCGAGGCAATTTATCGTGATGAATTGAATGAGGTCGAGTTTTGTTCTTGTCGTCTGTACAGAACAAACAAAGGCTGGTGCTTCGGTCCGAAACCTGGTAAAGTTTTGGCGAAGTTAGGCTACATCATAAATGCACCTAGATCCGTAACTCGCGAATCAATGATGCGTGGTGTAGCCTTGGGGCTGCAGAAAAGTTGCAGCTTTATCCCGCCTCTGAAAGTAGTAATTGAGAGAGTGTTGGAATTGACTGAAGGTCATCAGGCTTATTTCCAACGAAACTTTCTTGAGCACACTATGAAAGTGCAGGAATCCTATGAAGTAACCCCCGATATAGAGTATGGTTTGTATAAAGCTTATTATTGGAGTCATGGGAACCATAAGGAATTTGCGGCAACAGTTAGTAAGATGCAGTTTGGCGATCGCCATGATACGCTAGCTGAATTGTTGTTCGACAGAGATACCTCGGGTCCGCAAAATATTTTTGCGTCTGCATAAGTGAATTCAGTGATTAACGAACACTGTCTTAGGTAGTTTGAAATTAAACTGTAGCATTTGTCCCACATGACATCAGTGTGGTAGTAATGCGGCCGACATCCCTGCGGGTGCCTATGTCGACAGTCACAAGCCTGTTAACGCAGAGTGCTACAGTGTGCCTATACCTTGGCCCAGAGTTAGTTTGACTTGAGCAAGTCTCAGTTTTACTATCATGGTGTGCTATTGTGTAGAAGAAGGCGTTTAAGCTCCGCCGAATGATAACCTTACTATTGTTAGAGCTTCCCATTGTGAGATAGGTGAAATTAACTCTCTGCCGGAAGGCAAGCAAGCCCCATACGTGGGAGTTTACCCTGGTTCTCGTTGAGTAGCTAAACAGAAAGACCGCTTCACTTAAACATAAAAACCGGCCTCGTCAGGAGACGTCTGCAACTCAAATCATGGGGCAACCACAGCCCAGCAAACCAAGTGGAGACTCTAAGAAGAGCGCGAAGACGAACGCCAGTAATTTGTCAAACCAAGTTCATGTCAGCAATGGTTTTGTTGTCAAGAAAGTAAGACCCTATCCAGGGCCCACCCTCTCATCAACTGAGGGTGGTCGAGGACCACTCTTGCAGTTAGCAAGATCTGCCGCTAAGAAGGCAGCTTCAAGTAAGTTGGCAAGAAAGAACCAATCTTGCACGTATGCTAGTGTTAGTCGTAATGGCACTCCCATGAGGTACAAGCCAAAGGTTGTACCCCTTGAACAAGTGTTCCTCGATCCCACTTCAGTTGCCCAGCTGGTTAAGCCAGAGCAACATGAAGTACCGCCTGCCCCAAGGCTCGTTTGTGTGGAGACGAATCCTGGCCCGCGAGGGAAGGCTAAAGGGAAGAAAGCAGCAAAAGCAGCTGCGGCTGGTCAGCGCAAGGCAAAGCGCGGGGCCAGCAACGTGAAGCACC